TAAGTACAGCAAGTTATACAGCCACTACAAATACTGTTTATTTTTCTCCACCTTCTTCTAATGGTGGTCTTGGGATTTTATCAGGAACCAGTGCAGGAAGCTCAACTAATTCATATACAATTAAAGATGTTACAATTAAAGAAGTGCCTAATCACGATTTATTTGTTCATAATCAAATTTTACGCATCAGTGATGGTAATTTTCTTTCCAGTAATGATCCTAAATGGTATGGCCATATTAAAAGAAATGTATTTGGTCAATCTTTTATTTATACAGATGCGTATAAATTTAGAAAACCACCAATGGCTGTAGCGGTCAATGAATGGAAAGCAGAATCAACTGCATTAACTGCTCCAACAGTTGTGCCTATGACTTATGTATTTGATCAGCAAGATGCAATTAATGCTGCAAATAAAGTAGGTATTTATGTCAATAATACAAATGACTCAGGAAATGATTTAATTGGTTCTCTCGCAACCAGTACATTTAATGCAAAAGATAAATATACCGTGACATTTTTATATGATTATATTCAAGAAAGTGAATTAGGAAGAGATGCAAATGGAGATATTGGTGTATTCTCTCAAAATCCTGTAAACTCATCAAGATGTCCTGGATTACAATTAGTGCTTTATACGGGTACAGATCTTGCAAGTTGGAATAAACGTATTACAGGTATTAATTTATATTGGCAACCTGCGGATGATGTAGATTGGTATCTTATTAGTACTTACGATGTAGACAAAGGTTTTTCTGAGGACCCTAGAGCAAAAGATACAGCATCTACAGTCAATATTAGAGGTGGAATTAATTCATATACAAATAGTGGATTTTGGATTCCTTGTTTAGAGCCTTATACTCCGCATACAGATAATCAAAATACGATTCAATATACAAATTCTACTGCTTCTGTTATTTCTTCTGATACAGGTAGTTGGTCATCTGGGTTTTCATCTAATAAAATTATTGCAGTAACTGCTTCAGCTTCAGGTGGCACAGCTACATTAGCAGAAGTAGCTGCAAAGCTAGAAATAGCTACTGCTTATGTGGCCTCTATTAAAACGGTGAGTAGCGCACTACTCACTACTGGATATAGCTCAACCACTGTTCAATGGGGAGGTTGGTTAGGTGCAGGATATGTTTCTGATGAATCTGCAGATGTGTATGATGGATTCAAAGCATATGCTTTTACTATGTCTACTGATAAAGTAGCTACATGGTATATTCCAAATGATGGATTAAAATTAGCTACTTACAATTCTTTAACGGGAAGAGCGGCTGAAACTCGTTTAAAAACAATAGGTTGGGGAACATCAGCCGTTGTAGGCAATAAAGCATTTTATGCGAACATAGATTTTGAAGATGAAAATGAACAAACATTGCGAGAAAAAAATCGTATTGTATTTACAGATAATTTTAAGTTAGATGAGGCAGTTGTTGGTACAAAATATGTTGATGTAGGTAAAAATGATGGGGATGAAATTGTTGCACTAGAGTCTGCTCAGGGAAGATTATATGTATTAAAAAGTAGAAATATTTATATTTATAGGATTCGTAGCGCACAATCTGTTAATTTTACATTAGAAAGGCATATTCCTAGTGTTGGTACTATGCACAAACATGCTGTAACAGAAACACCTTATGGGTTATGTGTTGCTGATAAAAAACAGATTAGTTTATTGTCTGGTACAGAATTGTCAGAATTGTCTTTATTAATTCGTGATACATATCAAGCACTTACATTTAATCCTGGTAATGGAGATGTAAGTTTAGGATATGATGGTAGACATAATATGTTAATAGCCAATATTGGTACTGTTATGTATGGTTATAATTTTGATACACAGTCTTGGGCTAAACTTTCTAGTGATGTCGATACATTACAAAGTAATATGATTTTAAATGATAATCAGAATGTGCAGGTATTTGATACTACGAGTAAGAGAGTAGAAAATATTATGTCAGGCGCACAGGGTGGGGATAGTCCAACATTATTACTAAAAACAAAAAGATTTGATTTTGGTTTGCCTGATCAATTTAAAAGATTTACAAAACTACATGTTACCTATTTATCATCTAGTGTTCCTTATTTTAAGGTGTATATTGATGGTAATTCTACTTCAGAGGGTCAAATTGGTATGGCAGCTCACAGTACGTTGACAACATACTCTGCGGTTGTTAATGAGTTAGGTAAAACAATTGAAATAGAAGTTTATGGTTCAGCATCAAACTTTCGTATAGATGGTATTGATATTGATTATGACATTGAAGGGAACAATCCATAATGGAAGAAACAATAGAATCATTAACAGATATTAAACAAAATAAGATTTTTGATTTAAAGCAAGGTTTTTTTAGTCCTGCGGAAGGTCAAGACAATGATATGGGATTATGTACAAACAATGGAAAGTTTTATTTTGCAGTAAAATTTAATGCAGAATGGCACTTTACAGAAATTAAACAAGCAAAGGATTTATAATGGGTAGATATACAGTAAAAAAATCGGAACCTAAACAAACTATACAGGTTATTGATAATGAAACAGGCTTTGTAATCAATGAATGGACTTATGCTAGATTTAAGGGTCAAGGTGTTACAAGAGCAAGAAGGCTTCAAAATGCTTATGAAAGTGCAAATAATTATGTAAAACAAATAGAAAATAAACAAGCCTTAGCAGGAGACCGTGCAACGTATGACCCTCGTACTGGATTATATACAACACCAGATGGTACATCATATTCAAGTATAGAAAGGCTAGAGCAAGGTTTAGATGAATTACAAGCAGAGCAAGATCTTGCTGAAGCTAAAAAAGAATCTCAACAATCATTAAGTGATTTAAAGGGGTTAATTACTGCTTCAGGGAGACAGCAAAAAAAGATGGCTGAAAATATAGGCGCAAGACAGCAAGGTCAACTTCTTAGTCAGTTACAAAGAGCTGTGTTAGGGACTGGTGGAGAGGCAGCATCATTAAGCCCAACAATACAAAATATTCAAGAGGCTAGTGAGCGTTCTTTACAAGATAGGTTATCAGGAATTGATCTCTCTACCACTCAAGCACTCACACAAGTACCAAAATTAAATTTACAAAATATTACAGATATGGCTACATTAGGTCAAAGGCAACAATCTATTTCAGATGCAATGACTCAGTTCCTTATTGACGATGAAAGACAAAAAGCGACTTTACAAGCTCAACTTGATGCAGAACCAGAATGGTGGGAAAGTGTACTAGGAGGAGCAGGTCAAGCAGCAGGTCAAGCAGGAGGCGCAGTTGCAGCATCTAAATTATTAGCAGCTAGTGATATGAAAGTTAAAGAAAACATTAGCGAGGTAGGTAAGTTACACAACGGATTACCTGTGTATATCTATAACTATATTGGTGACAATACTCCTCAGATTGGCGTTATGGCTCAAGATGTAGAAAAAGTAAATAAAGATGCAGTGGTTACTGTGGATGGTATTAAACATGTTTTTTACAGAAAGGCAGTTCAATAATGGCATTTAAATTTAAAACAAAGAAAAGACCGACTGCACTTCAATCTTTTGCAGGTGGATTCGCTCAAGGTGTCTTCTCTGGTATTAATCAAGCAGCACAACTTAGTTTGCAAGATAGATTAAATCAACAAAAAGAATTTAAAGATTTTCGTAAAGACTTTTCTCAATCTATTAATTATATTGATGTAAGTGATGAAGATAGAAAAATATTAAGAGATGCTCAATCTATGATGTTAATGGGTACATTAAAGAATAAAAATGAAGTTGTTGCTCACTTAAATGCTAAATCTCCTAACTTAGGTTTTAAGATAACTGGAGCATCTATACCAGAAATTAAAGGCAGTGCGCTGAGTGGTTATAGTGCAATACAGTTTAGAGAAGGTAAACCTGTTGTTACAGAAATTACAGATCCAGTCACAACAATAGATCAAGGTGTAACTCCTGCTGAAGCAAGAGAAGTAAAATTAGCTACAGATAAAGTTAAAGATATATCAAGTAGAGTGAAGCAGTTAGAAGACAAGAAATACAATGCTAGTATAACAGACTTTGTAGAATTTACAGAAGATGATCAAAAAGCTCTTGATAACGCAAAATCAATTTTACAAACTGCTACGAGTGAGTTAGATACAATTAGAACTAGAGTATTGACAGGTACTGCTGTAGATACTGTAGAAGATGTAGATCCGTATAGCGAATATCTTAGGTAATAGCAAGTATGTCTCAAAGATTCTTTGTAGGAAATAAAAAATATGATATACCAGATGATGTAAGGGATGCTTTTCTTAAGGATAATCCTAATGCTATTCCTGGTATTGAATATGATGTAGATGGTAAGAAATACTCTATACCTGCTTCTATAAAGGATTCATTTATTCAAAAATATCCTAATGCTGTACTTGATGGACAGCCAAAGATGAAACTTCCTGAACCACCAAAACCAAGAGAAATAGGTGAAGTATTAGAAAAAAGACCTGAAGCTGTTACTGCTCAACCTATTTCTGTAGCAGAAGCAGCAAAGATGCCTGTAGAAGTAGACCCACAAGCTGAGGCAATAGCAAAGGGCGCAGCTCCCGAACCTATATTTTCTACAGACCCAAGAGATAAAATATATAGATTTAGAGCTAATTTAATTAGAGAAACATTCGCAGGTTATCCTGAAATGGGATTAGATGAACCTCAAACTCTTGGTGAGACCCTTTCAGATGTAGCAGGTGCAATTGGTGGAACTATACTTTCTTTAGGTGCAACTGGGGCAGGTGCATCAAAAGTAATTCATTACACAGGAAAGAAACTTCCCAGAGTTGCTGAATGGGTTAATAGAACATTAGGAGGCAATAAAACAGCAAAAAAACTTGCATTTAACTCTGCAAGAGATTTGTTATCATTTAATGTACATGGTCAAGTCTATAATAGACCCGATATAAAAACATTAGAAGATAGACTCAATTTAGCAATGGAAAATTCTATTACTGCTTTAGCATTTAGTGGAGCAGGTGCATTGAGTCACATTCCTAAGTATGGAAAAAAGTTAGGTACAACAGCAGTAGGTATTCTTGGTTGGGAGATGGGTGGAGACACATTTGAAGAAAAAGCAATCAACTCGATTGCACTTATGGGATTACATAGTTTATTTAATCCTACTCCAAACAGAAAAGGATTTAGAGGTAGCACAGAAGATTTACTGACAGAAATATATCCTAATCTTTCTAAAAAGGAAGCACAACGCATTTCTAAACAAATGCAGTTTAATATTTTAAGTGCAAAAGAAAAGATACCAAAGAGCTTGCAAGAAAAGCCTTTATTATTATTACCAGAGAAAGCTGAATCTATTAGGCTTGCTAGACCTGTAGGTCAGCCATATGACCCTAGAGTTATGCCTTTTGGTGATCCAATGAAATTACCCCCTGCGAGAACAACTACAGGATTTGAAAGGGGTTCTGCAGTTAGAATAAAAGGCATTGGTAAGTACGCAGGAGAAACAGCAGTTGTTCGTGAATTTAGACCTGATGGTAAAGTAAAGGTATTTATTGAAACAAAAATGCCTACAGTTAGAGGTGCTAGAAAATTTAAAGGTGAAAGAATATTCACCACAGATCAATTAGAACCTGTACAGCCGATTACTACTAGAGGTGAGATAAAACTTACACCTCAAGAGCAATTATCATTTGAATTAAAAGAAGTACAGAGGTCAGCTAATCCTACAGGTAAAGCTGTTGAAAAAGCAAGTAATGCGACAAGAGAGTATAGGAAATTAGATACATCAGTAAAAGAAACTCAGACTATCTTAGATAACCCAAATCTTACTCAACAGCAAAGGACTGCTTATGAGAACTCATTAAATCAACTAAAGAAGTTAAAACAAGAGCTTAGAGAAACTGGTGAAATAAAACTTTACTCTGGATTTCCAATCTTTGACTTATTAAAAACAAAACGCACAATGCGTGATTTATCACCAAAAGAAATTGACCTTTTATATCGTGAAGCACTTAATAAACCACTTATTGATATTCAAGCTGTTGGTAAGCCTCGTGTAGCACCTGAAGGTGTTAAGGATGTACAGACAAAGTATGGAGTTTTTTCTAATATTGTTGATGGTGTGAAGCAAGTAAGAAACAGAGTAGTTCAGCCAGAAAGTAAGGTTTTATTTAGAAAGATAGAAAAAGCTGATGAAGAATGGCATACTTTATTTGGTAAATACAGTGAAAGATTAAATAAAATAGGGTTTGATGAGTTTACTGAAACTCAAGGATTACAATTATCACAAGCATTAGAATCAGGTAAAGCACCACAGGTAAAAGCAATATTAGATGATATTATATCTCAACTTCGCAAAAATGGTGTAAAGATAGGTTATATAGAGAATTATTTTCCAAGAGTATGGAAAAAAGAAGTTGCTGAGAAGGTATTTGATGATTTAGCTACGGTACAAAAAATGATGATTAATTCAGGTAATAAATCTGATACTATTATAGCTACTTATCTTAGGGATCAAAGTAAAGAAACATTAGATTTAGTTAATCATTTAATTAAAACAAAGCAAGCGACCTCTTACAGTAAAGCTATACAAAGACTACAAAAAGATGTTTCTAATCAGTTATTTCCTGAATCTAGTTTTGAGAAAGCTAGAAAGTTAGACCTACCTGCAACTATCTTTGAAAGAGATGCTAGAAAAGTTATTCCTTATTATTTAGATACTATGACCAAAAGACTTTCACTTGCAAAGCAGTTTGGTGCAGATGGAAGCAAAGCATTAAGAGCTATTGAAAAGGTAGGTCGTAAAGATACAGATGAATCAAGATTATTGCATGAAGTATTGGATATGTACACAGGTAACGCTGAAAGAGTTAAAGGATACACAGGAAAATCAAGAGATTTATTAAACGCATATTATGGATTTGAAGTTGGTTCTAAGATTGGTTTAGGTACTGCAACTATACCAAACCTTACACAGACTTTAGTATCTACAATGCCTCAATGGGGTGTATTTAGAACGCTAAGAGCAGGTATAGACCTACTTAACCCTCAATCAAGACAATTTGCTCGTTCTACAGGTATATTTAAAGACTCAATGTTAAACGCTCTATCTGGTGTAGAGCCAACAGGTGTTATGGGTAAATTCTCTAAATATGCTACTAAACTTGGGTTTGAACAAGCAAATAAATTTAACTTATATCTAGCTGCAAATACTTTTAAGATGGGTGCTAGAGATTTAATGAAGGTTGCAAATAGTGATAGTCTTAGAGCAAACTGGGCAAGAAAAACTTTAAAACAATTTGGTATTAATTATAAAAGTAAGCTAACAGATGATTTGCTTGCAAAGAAGATGTATCGTTTTGCAGTAGATAGTCAGTTACAGAAAAATGTATTAAGAGACCCTAAAATATTCAATGACCCTAAATGGAGACCATTATTCTTATTTAAACGTTTTGGTGTTAGACAAGCTACAATGATCAAAGATATGCTTAAGACCGAGATTAAAAATGGTAATGTAATGCCTATCTTAAGAATAATGGCAGGTGGTGCATTAGGTGGTGAATTTGTTATTTGGGCAAAGAATGAAATCAAAAGTTTAGCTACAGGTGAAGAGTATTATAGAAAAGAATCAGAGGTGATGGATAGATTCTTAAACAACCTTGCAGCAGTTGGTTCATTTGGTATTGTTAGTGATTTTATGGAAGCAGAAAAATTAAGTTCTATTCCAGGTAAAGTAGAATTTGCTGTAAAACCTGTATTTCTTCAAGATGCTCAAGATGTAATAAAAGCAACAGAAAGTGTATTAAGAGATGCAGAAAAGTATGAAAGTTTTACTTTAGCAGTTAGAAGAAACTTAGATGATTATATGGGTCTTTTAGGTGGGTTATCTAGGTATATTGGTAAGAGATTCTTAACCAAACAACAAGAGACTGAAAGGCAAAAGAGATTTAGAGGATTAGAAAGAACAGCGATATTAGATCTTATCTTAGATAAAAAGTCAGATGCTGCAAAAAAAAGAATTAGATTATGGAATCAAAATAATCCTACTAATCCATTAACAATAGAAGATGTAAATTATGATGAAGTATTAAAGAGGTTCAAAGCAAAACAATCAGCATTAATTAAAGCAAGTCAATAATACCCTACCCTCTCTCTTGAATTATATCTCTATTTCTTCTTAAATTCTATAAAATTAAGGTTCGTTCATGGTATCGCCAGTACCTTAGGACCTTCCACAAACCAAAGGAGAAAACATGGCTAATACAAATACTTACAGAGACTTTTCAGTTCAGAGAAGTGCTTCCCCTGCAGTAACAGCAGTAGAAAGAGCCGCTGATACAAATGCTTTTAATATTACTAGAGCAATACATTGCAATGAAGATGCAACATATGAAGTTACATTTCAGGGTGATTCTAGTTCAGTTACTATGGATTTAAAAGAGGGAATTACTTATCCTTTTGCGATCATAAACATTACTAACTCTTCCAGTGCTGCGTTAAGCGCAGGACAAATTACACTACTGTACTAAATCATGCGTTTAGGCATGGGACTCGGTCTTGGGAACCTGTTATCAGGTAATTCC